GTAACGTTAAATTCATCTTCACGCTCAACGTTGTCCTGTGGTTTGAATACAAGGCCGCCCGCTTTCTTTGGGGTAACAGTCAGGAATGCAACGCAAGGTGTTTGCACTAAGCGCGTGCCACCTTCGTATGTTTCAACGCTGGTCATAATCATTAACCGGACAGCTTCGTAAACGTTATGCGTTTGCTTCATGGCGTCCGCATAAATGGCATTCCATTTAATTTTGGCAGCCATTTTTTGCAGACCAGCCGGTAATTCCAATTGCCCGATCATACCCAAACCTTTGTGCTCAACCATTACGGGTTGAACGTCCGGTAAGGTTACTTCCTCAGCCCGGCCCATGTAGCTAACGCCGTTCAGGTAGATATTTGCGTTAGTTACTTTATTTACAAGATTGTTCATTGCGTATTTCTATTTAAAGAGGTTTGTAATTGTTTTTAGATCTTAGCTATTCCCGGTTTGTTATTTCAAAACGGATTTAAGCAATGAAATATCAATGATTGATTTATAGGTAATACGTTCGGCCGGTGTCGGACCCATTTTGATAATGCGGAAAACGTAATTACCGGCTGCCATACCTTCAACGGTGTTGTCCTGGCTGTCAAACACAACCTTTGAACCTTCCGTTAATGCGCCGCGACCAATAAGCCTGCGAACAAAAGCGTTTCCGCTTTCGCGTATATCGGCAACAAGGGCCGGGGTTCCGGGACGGTCAGAAAATTGGATAGCTGATTGCTCCAAACTTTCGTGCACAACGTCAAATGTTCTCAACAGGTTAATGAATTGATCCGCCGCCGTGCTCGTTGGATAAGCTGCATTCCTGTTACCCCACGATCTGAAACCAGTAGCGAATGAATTGAACACCGTAACGATACCGGCAGCGTTCAAAAGGTTTGTATCTGTATTGCTGTCGCTCAGGTTCGCGCTGATAGGACGCTCAACACCTGTTACGCCTTTCAATTGCATGTTTGACGGGGACCACCAATAACCAAATTGGTTATCCCTTGCAGCCATTGCACCGGCAAGGAAAGGGCTATACGGATAATCCGTATTCGTATCCGTTTCCGGGTTTCCATCGTCCTTGCTTGCATCGTATGCTTTCAGGTAAGGGAAAGCAAGGATCATTCTTTTATTCGAAGTGCCAAACGCCTTTGTAGCGTCACCACGATTTGCAATAGTCGTTGCCACGTCCGCGCCGTAAACGCCGTCAATAACGGGAACAGCTTTCAACCTTTCTGCCGCGGCTTCCAATTCCGTTGCAATTGCTTTGGTTGAGGAACGGCCGGGAGTAATAAGGATCTTCGGACGGAAGCCAAACAGGACGTAACAATTGTCAAGGGCTTTAATCCCTGTCCTGTTACCGGATCCGTCAACGGTTCCAACAATGTGCCCGGTTGTAACGGCAGCCGCATTCAACTTTTTATAGTCGAACTTGATCGTTGTAGCTTCCGGGATCTTTCCGGGAATTACTTTCAGGTTTCCGTAAACGTCCAAAGTGTAATCAGTACCGGCAACGTAATCGCTTGCCGTTCCGTCCGCCTTTTTGAGTGTCACGGCACCGATAGGTGTAAACGAAAGTTTGATCTTTCCACCGCTTACGGCATGGCTTTCCTCAACAACCGCGGTTGTGTGTGTAACATCGTCAAACACGTTAACGACAATAACAGTACCGGCACCTTGCGCAAAAATGTGCTCCAATGCCGAGGGAATATCAAAGCCGGGCAAAGAAGGGCCGTAATTAGCGGCAAGCGTGTCGTTGGTGATAAGCTTAGGGGTATTTTGTCCGTATTCATTCGGCGCAATACCTACCAGGCCAATAACGGCTGAACGTACTTCCTGCACCGTCCTTGTGCCTTCGATCAACTCAATGGTTTCTACACCATGTAAAAAGGGTTGTGACATTTATTTTACTGTTTTTTCGGTTTTTTTAATAGTAAGTTTCTTTTGTGCAACCAGCGATCTTACAAACGGATCATTGGCGGGCAACTCATAAACCTTGTCTTTATAAAATGCTATTTCCTCAACCTTATCCTTAATAGTTAAGGAAGTGTAGCAAGGCGTTTCCGCATTATATATGTAGCTTTTTAAATTCATTTGTGTTATCCGGTTACGTCCGGGGGAAATATTACTTTGATTGGTTCGGTTCCGTAAGGAACATCGTTAGTATTATCATTGAATGCCTGTTGATTTACTGCTTTGCATTCGAATTCTAAATAAGGCTGAAACTTGTTTTGTTCGAATTCAAGTAAGCCGTACCCGCTGTATGTAAGCCGGGTCATTGCGTTTGCTGGTTTATAACCAATCAAACAAAGTTTTACCAGGCTCATTAAGGCATGAAGGCCGCCCGCACCGCGTAGTTTAGTTGCCTGAAAAGTCCAGCGGAAGCGAACAATTTCTTCCTGTGTTGTCGATCCAACTGAGCCGGAAGGTTGCGGCATACTTGCGGAAAATTCACATAGCGCAACCGCTTTATCCATGCTCTTATTAATAACAATTTTTGCGGCAGCTTCATTTTCCGGTTGTACGGAAGCTTCATATAAAGCCGTCACGCTGTTCGCCTCGATCTGTGCATTGACCCGCTCAACTAATTCGGTTTCTACTAATTCGTAATTCATACAGGGGGATTTAAGAAAGCAAGTATTGTTTTACCATCGTATTTGCTTTCAATTCGCCTTATTATAAATTCCGTAAAAACGCCTGTGGTCAATTCAATTTTTACCTTTTCCTTTATGCCTTCGGAAACAAGTTGTTGAAGCGTTAAGAAGTCGCCCTTCTTATACTCCATTATAGGATCTTCAATGTTGTAATCCTGTTCGCTCAGGGTTTGGCTTTCGGTAGCATCCTTGTAAAGAACTTTTGCGCTTTGTTCGGTTTCTTCATTTGAAGGTGTCCACTTTGCATTGTAACCGAAAGTGTTAGTTACGGTGTCAAACACATTGCTTTGGATCCTGTCAAATATGTTGCTCATGGTATTGTAAAGGCCCCGGTTTTACGCCGGGGCTATTGATCTTTTTTCTTATTACTGTCTTAACAGAACGTTACCTGTCGCGCTCGGGTTAGCCGCAACGGATTCAGCATATCCAACGAATGCGTTTGCACCCGAATTGGAAGCGGTTGACAAATTGCCATCAGCGGCAACCAAATACAGTTTTGCGCCAATCGTCCACGCTTGCGCGGAAACCTTAGCAACGGTAAAAACACCCGTGAGGCTAAGTGTGAATTGTTCGCCTTCCAACGCACTTGCGACAACAACACCAACCAGGTCACCGGCTGCGTAAAGTGCTCCACCTGTAACACCGCCAACGGGTGCGATAAGTTGGAGGCTGTTACCATTTGATACAAAAGTTTTCATTTCTTATTTTTTAGTTTTTCCCGGGACCAACTAAGGCCCCGGGAATATTTTTAAGTTTGTTTACTAATTATTGTGTTGTGATCGCTTACGCTCCCGGGTTTTTGTACCAACCGCGGTAATCCCATGCAGAACAATCAAAGTCAATACGGGCTTTTGTGGTTACGGTATCGTCATTGAAGCTTATTTCTTTGTCGATAAACAAACCTTCCTCACCTTCCAGGTATGAATAAACCAAACCTTCAAGGCGCGAAGTGTCACCGGCCAAATACCATTCAACCGCGCTGGTCAGGTACGGGCTTGTCATAATTTCAAACTTGCCCTTCATGGTGTTTGTATCCATTGCCGCACTTGAAAGCAATGATTGCATAATTTTCTCCGCCGTGGTCAGCAATTCAATAGGAACAACCAGGAATTTAGGCGCAATAGGCAATGGTTTACCTGTTGGCGTGGTTTGCCTCCACATTGCGGTGCGCGCTTTCGAAAGCAATGCTTCGGAAGGTGCGCCAACGTTACCGCCGCCGCTTGCGAGGTTTGCGTGGTCCGCATGGAAAATAGTTTTTCCGTCCGGGGTCTTTTTATTACCTGTGATCAATCCCCAAACTTTAGATGCCTGGAAGTCGGCGGCACCGTATGCAATTGCTGCCGGGAGTTTTTCAAATACGCTCAGGTCGTCATTAATGATCGCTTGACGCGTAATTTTGATCATGCGGCCGAATGTTTTAAGCCTCAG